AGCGCTGAGAGTACACCGCGAACCTGATTGCCACCTGCGGTTATCGTACCTTCGACTGTGAGTGCGCCTGTGAGCGTACCGCCAGTCAACGGCAAGTACACACCATCGAATAACTGAAAGACCGTGGTTGCGGTTTTCGAGTAGAGCTTCTTGTCAGCTGTGTTTACAGCAAGCTCACCCTCTGACAGTTCACCAGCCGTAGGGACATTACTAGCCGACGAGCTGTTCTTTGTGATTATCGTGTTTGCCATGACCGATCAGAACGTGCCTCCATCTATCACCCAAGCATTCAGCTTCTTCGGTGTTATGGCACGGTCGTCCAAGGTTGACGTGGTGAGATCAGTTTCAACCTGAGTGGCGATCTCAACAATACCAAACGTAGTCTCAGTTGCAACGCTAAGGTTGTTCTGTACGACCGTCCAGTTATCACCATTACTGTTAGGAGTAGCAGTAACTTCAGAGATCAGCACATCGCCAATCTCCAACACAGGGTCAGCACCAGTAGTAAAGTCATACGTACCAGCCACCGTGACCGTGTACATGTCACCAACATTGGATGCTATCGAGTTGAGATTAGGAGTACCAGAGCCGGTCGGATCAAAGCTACCCTTGTAGGTCATCTCGCTTGCCGCAACAGAGTCTACATACGCCTTAATCGACTCAGAAGATGCAGTTGTTGTATCCGTCGCAGTGGCGAACGTATCGTCATCGAGCATCCACGTACTGTAGTCGAAGAACTCCAGCTTGATTTCGTTCGCTGTCTTGCGGCTTTCAGTTGCGCCGTTCTGCAAAATGAACTCAGTCGTGCCGCTGATTCCAGCGGTCATGTCCGTCAGCTCGGAGAAGTCCAAGTCCAACGAGTCTGCATTAGCAGTGATGCCAGTACCACCAACTGCATTGATCGTTTGGATGTGGTCGCCAGTGACGGTATTAAGATCACCCGTTAGGCCAGTACCTGCCGTGATGTCAACCCTCGATATATCGCCTGACCCAGCGCCGAATGGCAGGTCAGAGATCAGTCCCTTCTTAACATTATTGTCAGTCGCATCGTGGTAGACAATCGTGTCAGCAGAAGCAATCGCCGTGCTCTCAAGGTCCGTTGCTGAATCAATGAAGTTGTTGGTGCCAACGTAGTCAATCGCAACATCTGGATCAGCGGCTGTACCCGTATCGATAAGGCCAGTACCAGTAGTAAACGATACGACATTGGCAGGAGCAGCAGCGGGTCCAAAAGTACCGTACCAAGTTGTGCCGCCATCAGTCGTAAATAGATGTACCAGATCAACTACATTGTCAGACGTAGTGAGTGTGGGAGCAGTACCGCCCACCCATGTAACCGATCCGGGCCAAGTGATTGTGTAGGCAGGGGTGCCCATGACAATCTGAATGTTTACTTCACCGTACCTACCGGATGCAGGTGGGTTGGTAAGAGTCAGCGTGACAGCCGCAGTAGCAGGGTCCATATCAATTAGAACCGAGTTGCCCAGCGTCAAGTTCACCGCGACTGCATTACCGCTAACAGTGGGGGTCTGGTGTTTGACTGCATAGTCCTCAAGGACAGGACGGTTCAGATCACTGTCAGACATGAGAAGGCCACCACTAAAGGTGGACTCAGTAGCGGTTGATGCGCCGTATCCGGTAACGCTTGCGAGGTCTTGGGTGCCTGCGCCGAGATCATTATTGAAGATACTCAGCGCAATTGTGCTTGCTGCATATTTCTTAGGTAGCTCGTCAGTGTTATCGTTGAATACAAACTGGTCCTCGGTTGCAGGAGCAACATCAGTCAGCTCAGTCGTAGCCAAGGAGAGCGTGACGTTTCCGCTATCACCAGCATCAGCGCCGTCGATACCAAGACCAGTTGTGATGGTCTGGTTATCTTGTGCTGGGTCGTTATCTTGTGCTGAGCTGTTCGGCTGTGCCGCAGTACCATCCGTACCAGTCAGAATGTCTGTCGTTATCTTTGTGACCGTAGACGAAGCCGTGCCAATGAATAGTTCACCCTGACCATTCGGAGAATCATCTTCAGAGTAAGCAAGCTCACCCTGAGCAAGACCAGTCGGGATATTGGTTGAAACGGATCGTTTGATCCTGAGTGTGTTTGCCATTTTCAGTTACCTCTATGTATGGGTGGCATCAGAAATACCCCGCATCCGTAATCGAACTCAAATTAACTTTCTTTATCGTACCATCGCTATCGTCATGAATAGCAACGTCATCTGCTTGGTCTGCTACCACATCAGTTCTGTTTGTAATAGCCGTAACGTCCAGCACCGTAGCGTCGTGGCCTCCAGTCACCTCTCCGGTATGCGTAAGGTCAATGGCTGCGTTGAGAGCATAGGTGCCATACCAAATAGTGCCACCATCATTCGTAGACAAGTGGATCATATCGACCACATCGTCCGTTGTGGTCAGGGTTGGCGCTGAACCACCTCCCTGCCATACAATGGTTCCCGGCCAGATCATGTCGTAAGCAGGCGTGCCCATGACGATGTATATCTGCACCTCACCATACGTTCCACTTGCCGGTGGATTCGAGAGCGTCAGGGTCACATCGGCAGTTGCTGGGTCCATGTCAATGGTCGCGACGTTACCAAGAGTGAGATCGACCGTGACTGCATTAGCTGTGACAGTCGGTGTCTGGTGGGTAACGCCGTAGTCGGTAAGCTCCGGGCGAGAGAGCGTGTTGTCAGAAAGACCAACCGTATTATCAAATGAGTAGAGATCGGCCCCATTGAATCGAAGCTCTGGAGTAACGGTCCCAACCGCAGCAAACTCAGCAAAAGCTGGGTGTGCCCTCATTGTCAGGTAGCCGTCGTTGGCGACATTGTATGTGAGGTTCAGGCCACCCTGCATTACCTGAAAGTTGTCACCGCCAATAACAGATACAGTCGCCCCACGGAGGTATAGATTTGAGTTTCCATTAGCGTCGATGTGCAGACTTGCGCCATCGAAGTAAATCTTACCGAAATCAGGGTCGCCGCTAAGACCGACGATTATATCTTCATCAAACGTGTAGGTAGCTGCGCCGGTAAATGAAACGTCAGTGGTGTTTGTGAAGTCCATATTGAAGTCTGTGCCATCGTGACTGAATGCAGCCCAATCTGTGTCGAGCGTATCTTGAATCCGTAGTGTCCCACCATCCTGAATACGGACATCTGATCCGCCCTGATAGAAAACATTCATCCCACCCTGATACGCCAGCGTGGTAGATGCTGCTGTCGCAGGCCCATCTGTTGTGCCAGTGATGCTCGTCGTACCTGACGTTTGAGTAATCTTGAAGCCATAAAGAACACCACCGTGTTCACCTGTTATTACAAAGTGCCCATCATTACTATCCCCTTGCAGGGTGGTGGGGCCGACAAAGAGCTTAGTCGGAGAGTTCGCAAGGTCGTTTGCAATATATACATCAGAGATGCCAGAGATATTCCAATCAGTTGTGTTGGTAAAGGTAGTATTGAAATCGGTGCCGTCGTGATTGAACTCTGCCCAATCGAGGTCAGTGGGGTCGCTAATTCTAAGGATGGCACCATCATGCAACCACATCCTTGTCAGATCATTTACGTTCCAATCAGTTGTGTTGATAAAAGTAGTATTGAAGTCAGTGCCATCGTGACTGAGCGTGGCGTAGTCAGCACCAGTGCTATCGTAGATATTAACGGCACCGCCCGAAACAGTAATGTCGCCAGTAACACCAAGCCCAGACCCCGGAGTCCACGTCATCGCACCTGCTGTGTTACCCCACTCTGTGCCATCGGTGTTGAACAGCATGTCGTACTGCGCCTGACCAGAAACCTCCGTGTCGGTAAGATCAGCCAGCGTAGTAACACCGCCGCCGCCAGCCACATCACCAGCTTCCCATCGTCCTGAGCCAGATACATATACAAGCGACTGACCATCAGAGGGGGCTGGCACATAGACGTTGGTAAGGTCATTGAGCGCGAGGGTTCCACCGGCTGGGCCGGGAACAAATTGAGCGCCATTCCAAGCGAGAATCTCACCAACTGTTGGTGATCCATCAACATCATCAAGGTCGAAGATGCTCGTCGGTACAGCAAGGTCAGTGATGTCAGCACTAACGTGTGTGTGAGTTAGTGGCGCATAAATGTTGTCGAGTTCACCGCCACCTACCTCCGGGTAGATGGACTCATTGTTGTCTTCGAGTGACTGAAAGCGATACTCAAGCGCAGAAACCAACTGCCGCATATCATACGACTTGATCTGTTCCTCTGTACGAAAGGACGGAAATGCTACTCGCTGCCGACTCATCCACGCTTACCGTGCGGTCCAGCTCTTCCCCTCCAAGTACCCATGCGCCACTTATCGCCAGTATTGGATGATGATATTTTCAATGCCACCTGCCGCGCCCTGATGCGCGTACTTATTTTCCGGGTCGTGCCATCTATTGTGTATGGACCCTTCTCTTGTCTCACCACCGCCTGCGGGTACTTCTTGCCGGACAGGTTTACATCAACCGACCCCTCTAACGTGACGAAATCTGGGATTAGCTGATCAACGTGCATTAGCTCTTCACCGGCCTGCGGGACCTCCATGTCAAACGACTGGGCGTAGCTTTCCATTGCTGCGCCGTTATCGTCTGTACCTGTTTCATGCTGATACAGGTATCCGTCTGTGCCTGCTGCATACGCCTTTTCCAACAGGGGACTTCTGTCTGCCCAAGCCGTTCTTGCCATCTTCCCGGTTGCCCATGACCCTTCTTCATAATTAAACGCCACATAACGGTTGGCCTCAATCGGGCTGATGTCAAAGTCAGCAGCAGTAATCGTGCCGACAGGCCCAGAGGCGAGATTGTAAAAACGATACAGGTCAGCAGTAACACCCGGTGATTGGTGCAGCCCCATGGTGCCACCAGTGAACAGCAACAGCTCAGCTGCCGACATATTGAACTGAAACGCTTGAACTCCGTCTACCCAGCCAGTGAGCTGCGGCGTATCGAACTGCACAGTTAAGATGTACTTGGTATCCAGAGCCATCGCTGAGCCGGTAAGAGCAGTGAAATCCACTGTCCCGCCATGATTATCAGGAGATACCGGGGTAGCCCCTTCCTTCTTCGTGATCAGTACCGCATCGTTCTCATAGTCGAGCGCAAGCATCCACTGCTGACAATCATCAGCATCAGTGTCACCAGTGCCCACCAAATCGGTTCTAAGGAAGCATAGACCGGCAGAGCCACTCCCGGCCCCGATGCTAGGGTTCACGTCAAGCTCGACCGCGTACTCGCTCTCTGGTGGCGTGAGGATTGGCTCATCGTTAGTCAGGAAGAAATCATGCTCATAATTGTTGTCGGCAACCGCGACGACCTCGGTATAGCCACCTGAGTTGAAGTTGTACGTGTATCCAATGTCGCCGCTTCCACCACCAACTGAGATCGGATACGGGTCTGGAATAGCGATAGTGCCGGACGTGCCATAGCGTGACGTGTCTGACACCGTGATCCTCGCATGATCAATAGCGCCATCAAATTCTTCTCCAGTAGCATAGCCCCCTACGTGTATCGTTTGAGTGCCAAGAGTCGAAGCAGTTTTTGCTGTCAGACCACCATTAACGTCTTTTATGGCTGCCGTGCCACCGGATACAGTACCCCACCAGACTCGTTCAACACAGCTTCCGGGTCCACCCGTATTATCAGCCTCGACCGCGACAAAGTAGTCAACACCAGTAGTAATACCGGCCCCTACATAGGTGAGACCACCAGAATTTGCAAAACCAACCCTCATGTAAAGAGTGCCGCCTGACTGGTCAAGACTAATTTTCAACAACTGGACATCAGGGTCACCGACCAAGATCATCACACGCTCATCACCGTTTGACGCTGGAAGCGTGTCAACGCGGAACGAAAGCTCGGCAGTCATGTACTTGCCAGCACCCTCCCATGCAGCCAGAGCTGGTGCGTTAATAGGGAATGAGACGTACGAACCAGCGATTCCATCACCAGCAAGCGACGATGAATCGAACAATGGACTGGTCGTGCTTATCTCAGTGCCACCGTTGAACGTAGCGCTCTCCGTGTATTGAGATTCCTCGGTGTATGTGGTCGCGCCATTCGCTCCCTCGAAGTCGCCCTGAAAGATAACATCGCCGTATAGGGTAACCGGTAGTTCGCTTGAGTTTGCAATCGAGTAGCCCGGCGGAATGCCCAGCGTAAAGTCTTGCTGCACCCATGACTGCGGATCGTAGGACGGATAGAACCACCAGACCTCATTGAACTCACGATTGAGGCCACCATAAATCTTGTCCCGCTGCGATACATTCAGGTTGTCGTAAACAAAGTTGCGCACGTCACAGTTCAACACCTTGACGATGCCGTCATAGATATAGAAGTCGGACTCAGCCATGAAGATGACGCGAGAATCAATCGGAACGGCTGCATTCGGACCAAGTATTGAAACATTCTCACCAATGGTGTTTAGGCCGAAAACATCAAAACCACCAAAGAAAGGCAGCGTGTGAACGCTGACATCGGTGAAAACAACCGTCTCAAGGCGTGAGCGGACTCCTGTAATAATCTTCGAGCCTGAGTACAGCCTTAGATCACCCGACGTGTTAGTGCTGGTGGGCACCCAGTCATTCAGGTCTTCAGTTGAACACCAGCGAATCAGCATCGGGTCAAACGCATCATTGAAATAGTCAAACGCACCCAGAGCAATCACGTGCCGGTCACGCTGCGAGACGATCATTGCCTCGTTGCTGATCGGAGCATCACCACCAAATGCAACCGCTCGCGTACCCGTGCCCTTGGAGCGGTCCCACCAATAGATAGCGCCTCCGCGTGGAGAAGCCAACAGGTCTTCGCCCCAGTTGTCTAGTGACCATGTACGAATGCCAAGAACCAAGGTTGAGCCGGTACGAGCGTTACCATATCCCTCTCGACCGTATGGACCTGTGCCATAGCCGGTAGCGGTTGTTGCACTCGCTGCGCCAGCTGAAATATCGTATTCGTAGTTGACTGACCCACCGGCTGTTACATCGGCTGAGGCGGACTCATCGTCAACAATCAGATACTCGTCTGAGTCTGTGACCCCGGTGACCTGATACTCACCATCAACTGTAATGCCACCTACCGCCGTAGAACCAGAGAACCGCACATAGTCACCTACCTGACAATTGTGACCGATGTGACCAACAGCAACAATGGGTGAGCCATTGCTAACCGTGAATGGGTTTGTCAGCGTCCCAGAATCTCTCAGCGGCGTGATGTCAAAGAGGATTCCGTCCTGCCACAAGTAGAGCTTCGTATCGGTTGCTATAGCGGTCCACTGCTTAGCATCAAGCGATGACCAGTCTCGGAGCTTACGACAAGCGCCTATGAACTGTGGCTCAAGTCGCACCCAGCCACCGATTTTCTCAGCCAGCCCCTTGCGAAAGCGCACCTTGTCCATCGAGTACCAGCGACCGACAGCGCCACGCTCAGACTGCTCGGTGTACTGCCCCGGACCAATTGGCAAATCGAATATCTGCTTCTGTGTCATTACGCCTCGTACTCAACTTCTGCTGAAAGGTGCCCAGACGCTGCTGCCAGCGTTTCGTCTGTTCGCCTTATCTCAAAAATGGAGCCAGCGAATGCCGGGGATGCGGCTGTGGTTAAAGACCACGTTCTTGCTGCGCTCATTGCAAACCAATCGCCAGCAGTTCCGGGGTCGGTGTCCCAAGTTCCACCCTCAGTATCCGCAACGATCCTGACCTCGTACTCGCTTGCCGTTATGTCGTTACCGACATACCACGAATCAGTGTAATTAGTGTCGCCAGCCGGGTATATCTTGGTGAGGATGCCAGCTGCTGTGCTGCCAAATTTCCAACCGTAGGTATAGGACGGATGTCCAACGCCTAAGTGGAAGCCGTAAACCTTACGGTCAGGAATAATAATTCTGCCGTCTGTCTCGCCCTTGATTCGATTCTCAGTGCGCAGGGTTGCTTCGCTGCTCGAACCGTTGAATGTCGCGACCGCTCCTGCGGTCGGATAAAAAGCAGGCCCACTATCTCCACCAGCGCCACCGGCCCCTTGAGTATTGCCAAAAACCGTTTGCTGCGGATTGGCAAACTGACCGTTCACACCAGCCAGACCCCAGCCGCCTCCATCACCACCATCGTTTGTTCCAGATGTACCACCCGCACCACCTGTACCTGCTGCGGTCTGACCGCCTGCCGTGCCAGCTGTTGCTACCGGGGAACCTGTAGGAGAGCCAGCTGCGCCACCAGCAGCATTACCCCACCCGATACCACCGCCACCGCCACCGCCCGGAGTTCCTGAAGCGCCAAGATCATTAAAGCTACCACCGCCACCGCCACCGCCGCCGCCAAACAGAAACCCATCATCAATGTCGATGTTGATGTTGAAGTTAGCTGATTCAATGGCAGGCCCACCAGAACTTCCAAAGAAGCCTTTCGAGCCTGTTGCACCATAATCATTACCACCAACACCACCAGCGCCACCAACACCGATAAAGCGCCCATTGTTGATCGCAGTAAACTGAAAGGTGGAACCACCAGCGAATGCGTTGCTGATGGCAATGTAGGCAACATCGGCATCATTTGCGGTGATGGTTACCTCAACCGGCGATGATGGAGAGCCTAGATAGGTGTAGAGATCACCAACGTAAGCATCTTCCGTAAAGGTAACGGTTGCTGCCCCACTGCCACCAAAAATAGAAAGAGGTGAGCGCCACATCAAATAGACCCCAGCCCCTTAATTATACTGACAACCCACCGATTGCCTCCAATGTCGGAAAGGCCAGTGACGTACTCAAAGCCAAGGTAATCAATATCACCAAGCGTAGTTGATAGCACAGGTGCGCCGCCAGCAGCGATAAACGTACTTGATGCGAACGTAATGGAGTGAGGTGCCCCGGCTCCCTGTTCAACAATCAAGCTGAATTGCTGTCCGGTGGTTGCATTGGTTGGCGCGGTCAGGGTAAATGCTGCTGTCGTCAGGTGATAGAAGGCGTTGCTATCTGCGCAGTTGATATTGATATTGCTTGCATCGATTGTTTTTGTTACTCGCTGTGATACCTGACCCTTGGTGAAGGTCTGTGCAACAGCTTTCTGCGCGAATGCGGTATCTGCAATACCATTCAATAACGTGGAGTTCGCTGCCAGCGTTGCTGTATTCGCTGCCACAGCCGTTGCTGCTGATGCTGCCTGCACGTTAGTGCCATCACAAAACACCCACTGACCCTCGCCAGCAATGATTACCGGGCCTGTGCCTGCGCTGGTCTTCACGGTAACGTCACCATCAGACGTATTCGCGATTAGGTATACCTTGCTGCGAGTCGGCACGATGACATTACGAGCGCCACCGGGCGAGCCGTTCAGATCAATGATCATGTAGCGAGCGCCGTTCGCGGCAGTTGGCCCACCAGCGGTGTCATCCAGCGTGTAGTCCTGTGCGGCAGTTATGTCTACAGAAGCAGAGCCAGCTATGCCGTCCTCCAGAAGCTCAAGGGCACTGACATTAAGTACGCTTCCCCATGTGTCTGGATTTTCATCCAAGTCCTGTAAGGTCAGCTTTAGAAGTGAACTGGTGGTTGACATGTCTTACCTCTGATTTGTCGGTACTGCTGGCACCTCCAGCGGTGTCAGGTTGTAGCGTTGATTAAGCAACTCGTAAGTTTCGCGCTTCGCCAAAGGCAGGGCTTCTGTGTACTCCGTCTTCCACAGCTCTACGCGATCATCACTCTTCAGGAACCTCTCTGATTCAGCAAGGCACGCCTTGAAAAGCAGGTCGTCCTGATGCAGTGAAAGCCAAGTGGTCGCGTTGCCTACCGACAATCGCGCTGGACGAGTCACCCCACGAGCATTCAGGGTGTAGGTATTGTCAGGGATCGGAGACAGGAGCCAATCAGTCTCAGTCTGTTCAGCATAGTATGTAGGTTGGGCCGTTGCCCCTACCACCTGATGATCCCTGACAAAATCGGTTGAACGCAGTTCGAGATAAGTTCTCTCGCCTGCGCTGTCGTAATAGATGGACTGCCATGTCACCAACTCAAGATCGGTGACTGGCTTGACTGCGGTATCCGTACCAGCCGCAGTTGTCGTTGTGCCTTCGCTGGTAAAAATCGACAGATCGAGATCACGCCACAGTCGCATCTCACCCAAGTTGATCAGGTCATCAATTGCCCCGACGAACTCGGTGTCGTCATCTTCCATCCAGTCTTGAAGATTCTGGACCAGCTCTGTGTATGTCTTGTTGCTCATGGAGCCGCCCCGTATATCTTCACGGACGTGATCGCGAACGTCCAGAAGGTGGCATCATCTTCTGGTGTGATGTAGAAGATGCCGCCATTGGTCACAAAGTCAGAACCCGCGAACAGCGGTACAATGAAATTAAAGCTCTGCGGAGCGCCAGCGCCCTTGGCGAATATGCCGGTCTGCTGGTAGATGATCGGGAAACTGCCAGTAACCGTGTCCAGCTCGATCTCAAAGCGGTTCGTCTGAGCCACCGTGGACTGTCCAACGAAAGCCAATCGACACATACCGAAGTCATTCAGACCACTCGGCTCGACCTTGTTGGTGCCGGTGTTCCAAAACGAAGCGCTGGCCGGGTGCCTGATGTTCTCAGAAGCACCATCAATGGTCACCTGCGTACGTACGCCAGACAGGATCGTGCGCGGCGCACCAGCCGTGTAGGTGCCATCCAAGATGAACTCCCAACCCTGATTCGCAAGGTACGGTGAACTCACTACGAAGTCCCGTACATCCTGTGGAGTAATCGCACCCTCGGCCTGACCATCAGCAAAGATAGTTTGCAGTTCAGCCTCTGTTCTTACGGTGTCTACCATTAGTCAAATTCCTCACTGAACTCGCTGCCAAAGGCGAGGTTGTATCTGTACCTGATGTAGAACTCATTGCCTGCCGCAGCCGTACCCGAGAACGCCACGTTGTACGGCACCGTGAAAGATGCCACGTCAGCCTCAGTCCTGATTTCCGACATGAACCAGCCACCACCGTCCAGCTCGATGTACACGGGGTCGCCAAAATAGAAGGTGACCGCATTGTCCACCACGATATGCTGCTCACCGCCAACCAGCGCCTCTGCAAGCGTGCCTGTGGCCGGGAACAGTGTGTTTGGCTCTGGTGGGAAGGTATTGCCGTCTGGGTCACCGTAGTCTTCCTCAATGGAAATCTCAGGTGCAGGTCTATACAGCGCGATCGGGTCCGTCACCGTGACAGGAATCTCCTGCGGGTGCTTCGGTTCCCACCAGTTAGGATGCACAAGCAGGCCGGGAACGTGACCGTCCTCGACCAAATCACGGTAGAGCATCTTCTGCCCTGACCGCTGGCACTCTGCTACTGCATTCCTGCCACGTGCATATTGCTTACTCATCGGTAACCGCCAGACCTCCCTCTGCGCCGCCTGCTGCCGCTGCCCGGAACGATGCGAACATCGCCACGCTCGCGTGAAGCGTTCGATCCTGTCTTGAAGGCATTCTCTGCCTTTGCGTACAGGGACTGCTCAAGCTCAGGTGGCGAGAACTTCTCGGCCAGCCTGAAGGCCAGACCATAGGCGAATGCGTCGTACATGTACCAAGGGATGTCGGCATTGTCAGCCGCAGTGTCGGAGTCTTGGAACTTCATCACCGCATCGAAATGAATTTCGTCGGTGTCATTCTCTGGGACCGGCCAGAAGGTCATGGTGATGCCGTCGCGCTGCTTGTCCACGAACACGCGATCAGCTCTGCCCTCGGTCGCCTTCTCAGGGATGTTGATCGCCTCACTGCGAGGCATAAACTCGACA